AACAGGAATCCCAAACTCAACAGCAATCGCTCTCAATTCCTCCGAGACAGTCTTTTGCTCAGAATAACTATTGTCTGTTTTTCTTGAACTATTTGGAGACATCAATCCCATATAGTCAACGAAAATAATATCAGGAACAAACTTCTTCTTGGTCTTAAGCTCTTTGACAATGTTCCTTAAACGATTCGAATTGATTGACTTTGGAGGATAGGCAACAACATATAATTGCCCAGAAGTCTGCTCTTTCATTGTTGATAGCTTCGTGATAAAGGTGTTCTTATCCAACATCTTCAACATGTTCAATTCAATATCAAAAGCATTGGCAAGAATACGCTCAGAAATCTTTTCCTCAGACATTTCAAGAGATACATACAAAACATTCTTATTCTGAAGTAATGAATTAGTAGAAAGAGCACATTTAATCAAACTTTTGCCAAGATTCGAATTTTTTACAGAAACATTTTCATAAAAGAATCTATGATTTGGGTGTTCTACACGAATATCAACAACTGGAAGAATCTTGTCTGTTTTATTAATAGAGCACTTAGAATAACCTGTCGTGGTCAATAGTAAATCATCTTCTAATAACGATTCAACAAATTTCAATCCATTATTCGTATCTACAACATGTTTTCCACTACATTCAAAAGAGTTTCCATTATCAGTCTGAACATTCCAAATTTCCTTCTCACCCTTCTTGATATAATGTGTTACAGGAACATATCCATCCGGAGAAGTTATTTCGACAACGTAGCCATCAACATATTTTAGAATGTCTGATATTGGACAATTAATATATTCTCTAATTGATGAAGACTTTTGCGGCGGAACATATACAATTCCATCTTTTCCAAATTCAACAACTTGTATAAATGCGTTTGGATTTTTACTAACTCTAATAGAAACCATTCCATCTTCAGTAACACATTCAGCCAAGACCAAACTCAAGCTCTTTTCATGAAATCCGCCCTCAATCAATTGGTCAAGAGTCTTCAATCCAGTGCTAACAACTTTGTCTCTGTCATGGAGAGCCGCAAACATCCTTTCACCATCTTCAACCACGTTCAATCCGATATTCGTGTCAAAGGTGAAACTCAAAGCCTCACGAAGCTTGTCTGGTGATTCGATCAGTTTCTTTTCATCGCCTGAATCAAGACCATCCTTCGCATCAAGAATCGCCTCTAAAGCAAGCTTGCCGCGAAAGAATTCTTCTAGCTGGTCTAACACAAATTCTCTGTCATACTCATCAACATCTTCAAGATTTATAATTTCCATCAACTTTGAAAATGTTCCAGAATCCATCATGAGTTTCAGATTCTTCTTAGTTGGAAAATTCTGATACTCTTCAATATACTTAACTAAAACTTTTACAATATCAATCGTATCTTCACCATCAAAAACATCAACATTTAAGTATGGTAGAACTTTTTCGCGAACAGTCTCATCCCTGAAGATGTAATGAATTAGAAGTTTCTCAAAATATAATGGGTCAAGTTCTGCGGTCATTGGTTCCTCTAAAGTATTCTAGCTTGGAAAAATGAAGGGGACAACCGCCCCCTATTTTTCTTATTCTCCAATTAGATTTTCTACCGGACTACCCATCGTGTACTGAGCTTCGACAAGTTCTCGGAAGTTTGACTCAGCAAGAATGGTCATCCAGAAAGAGTCAGCACGGTCAATATCAGAATCCTTTTCCTGAATAACAGTTCCATCCTTCTTAGTGAACATATAACCCTTAGAACGACTAATTCGGCCTTCCTGAATTACTCCAAGCTTTGAAGCAATTTCCGCCATTCCTGACCAACGGTGAATTCCTCCATCCCAAGTGACTGTGACAGGAACTCTTGTTTCTTCTCTGGCAAAACGAGACTTCATAATCTTGATATTAAAAGTGTACCCAGAAACTCCATCATCATCCTTTTCCTTTGAACGGGTAATAAGAAGAATTCCCTGTGAGGCAAGTTCGAGTTTTGTATTATGTGTAATCACTCCATTCTCAAGAACATATGATTCCGAATCTGCTACTGAAATATCATATACTGGTAGAGTACCAACAGATTTAATTGATTTGGTTTTAATAAATATTCTGTTATTAAAATTCAAACAGTCGTCTACTTTTCCAGTATCGTTTGAAAATGAAAAGCTACCAGCATCATATTCTGTTGACATTGAAATTTTCGAAAATGATGTATTTTCTTCCATATTCTTAGCTTCAAACCACGTATTAGCTGGAGCAAAATAAAATTTATGATTTTCCGAACAGACAACCTTATATCCATCTTCAAATTCAATTTCATAACATTCTGGAGTACCATTTGTCAAAGTTTCAGGGTTCCAAACATGTGTCACAGGCTTAGCACCATCTTTTGACAATACGATATCTCCAACTAAAACATCTTCAATGTTCTTCAATGTTCCATCAGCCAATTTAATCTTAGTTCCAGCGGCGACACATCCACCACTCACTACATCCTTTGCGAACATTTCCTGAGTCTTGTAAACGTGATTGATTGCCAGACACACGACCTGTTTCATGCTCAAAACTGGAGTGATCATTCTTGCGATAGAAGAAAGCTGTTTTGCTCTTGTCATATCCTGTGAACTCTTCTCAGCAAGCGCATCTTCAACTTCCTTCTTGGATGCTGAAAGCCCGATAGAGTCAATGAAAAACATGACATGCTCACCACGTTCAACCGAATCAAGTTGTTTCACGAGTTCAAACTTCAACTCTTCCAAATTCTGAAATGGAAGGTGAATGATTCGTTCTCTCATTTCCTCAGTTATTCCAAACCTATCAAAATAACTCATACTTGCGCCGAATTCTGAGTCAAAGAAGAACACGATAGAGTCATCATACTTCTTTAGATATGATGCCACAGCTACCAATCCAAACGATGTCTTGAAATGCTTTGACGGTCCAGCAATTTGATAGAACCCTGGAGAAATTCCACCATCTAGCTTGCCGGAAAATGCGATATTGAGTGCTGGAACATCCGTCTCAATTGGTTCACATTCCTCTGTCAAAATTGAACTGTTTAGTGGTCTTGCCAACTTCAAGCTACTATTCTTTAGATATTTTTCTATTCTAGCGTTGTTAATTTTTGCCATTGTTTCCCTTCTCTCTTACTTAATTATATCATGGAAGAATGGTTCGTCCATGTCTAGCTATTTAGCACAACCACACGTCTATTAATGACTGTAACATACTTGGTTCTCTATAACAGAAATAATCATTAATCTGTTCTTTTACTATATCAAGGCTTCCAGCAATTTTAGCAGCTTTAGCAATATTATGGCATGTTACAAACTCATCATAACTAAGCGGGTGAAATATATTTACAGAACGGCCAACATATAATAATCCAGCAATTTCTTCATCTGTACACAAGTTCATTAAATCTGAATTGAATATATAATTATCAAAACATTTATAATCCAACTTATATTTTGTTTCAATAAAATGTTTTGAATAATATTTCATAGCACCAACATCATTTTTAATAAATTTGACTTCATGTAAACAACTCGAGTGCTTAGTAATTGACCTAAAATCTCCAATATCAACATCTCTAAGTTTATAATATTTCCTTATCTGGTTTTTATCATAATCTGTTAAGCTTACCGCAGCAACCGTTGTAAACTTTTCAAATATAAAAATCGGCGGAACCTCTGGATTTTTATTTACATGTAGAACTATTTTCATTACTTATCCTTCTTCAAGAACATTCCCATCTTGTTCTGCTTCAATGAAATTTTCTTGAATCCGAGAGCATCAAACATTCTCTGACTGATATCCAAAAATGTCTTCGTGAACAATTCATCTCTATCAATCTTGAATTTTTGATCGAACAATTCAGGCCATTCATCATCAAAAGCAATCACGTTCTGATGAAGTTCGTTGTTTTCATTCACGAACAGATACTTAATCTTAGCACCATCATCAATCTCTCTTAATGGTAGTTTATATTTCTGAACCATATAATTGTGATTGATACTTGCTCTGTTGTGAATTGGTGTAGCAGGTATGAATTTCAATCCTTTAGAAAAGTCAATATCATATTTCTTATAATCCTTCACACCCTTTGGAATTGCGATAGTTTCAACAGGAGATTCTTTGTGAATTTTTTGGTACTTCCGAACAACTTCAACCATCGCATCTTCGTTCGGCATGTCTCCATCAAACATCACATCAATCAATTCATTCAATCCAGTTTTACAGAATCCCGGCAAGTCAGATTTCTTCGTTTCTAGGCCAGTGATTTTAATCTTCGGATGGTCATACACTTCTTTTTCATTCGCAACAATCTGGCAAACATATTTCTTCTTAACTTGGACAAACATCTTAAGAATGATTTTCTCACGCTTGAAATTAATTTTGTTCGGAATGTTATACTTGTTACAATAAATGTCTACCAGTTTGTTGAAAAATGGAGTTAAGATTCTTTGGTCAAAATCATTAGAGAAATCAATAAAATCTTGAGATGGTGCTATTTGTGAGTAATAATCAGAAATGTCAATGTAATTACTATTATGAACAAGGATGTCATTCCCGAAGAAATTATGGACATCTTCTACTTCAATATCATAAACCCAAACAGTCTTGACTCCTAATGATTTTGGAAGTTCTTTTATTTCATTAGATACGAAGGAAAATTCATCAAGCAATTTAATGTAGAAGTCACCCTGTTTTACATCTCTTGGCTTCACATCTATCAATTGCCCATTTCGAATAACCATACACGAGTGGTCTGCTGTAAGTTCAACTCCAAAGAAATCAAACATCTCTTTCTCAACAAGATGCTTTTTGATATAAGTAATCTTGTTTTCTGTTAGTTTTAGATTCTTTGTAACTGATAATGCTTTTAATTTTCTTACATTAGCAACGAAATTATTTGGAGCATTTTCGGTGGCATCAAAAGAATAATTGTCAAAAATTGATTCGATTGAAAGTTCTCCAAGATTTGTTCGAATTAATGTAGAACCGACGACGGAATCAGTATCAATAACCACCGCCTTTGGATGCTTTGGTCGTTTGATAGTAATGTTTTGAATATCTGGGTAAAAATTTGAGATTCTTGATGGTAGCCAATTATTCAAATAGTTATTAACATTCTCAGAAAGATGCTTAATTAGCTCTCTTCCACCAGCAGTAACAACAGAAGCATTGTCAATATCATAGAAATGGAACGCTTCTGCCCCCATAACGCCGTAAACACAATTTCCACACCAAATCATTTTATCAGTTTCTCCAACAAGAACTGTGTGGTTATCTTCAACATTTACACAATATACCATATCATCATAAGGCTCTTCAGTTATTTGATTATTTGAAAATCCTCTACCAAAACATTGAACACCTGTTCCTATATGTGTTACTACATGATAGAATCCACTGCCTAATAATTGCCGCGCCTCAGTTTTTACTATATTACCATATATATTTGTTACTAACATGTCATGGTTTTTTGTAACACGTAGTTTCGTAAATCCATTATCAAACACTACAAGATTCTCGGTGTGATGACGTGCGACGGTATCTAAAACTTTTTTCTTCTCAGCGATTCTTGTTTTGGGATTTATACTCCAAACATAGTCACCAATTTTAACATCTTTCACAAATTTAATACCATCAACTGTCATAATCTTAGTATCTTTATGGAAGCAGTTAATTAGAATCTTTCTATTGTGCTGCATTGAATCAAAATATTCGTGGTCTTCCACATTTCCAGATTCATGAGCATCAAACATTTTCTTTTTGAACATTTTGCGTTCTTTGAAAATCATTTCGACAATCATAGGAAGAATACCCTTTACATTCTTCTTATAATAAACTCCAGGAACAGGCGTTTTAATATATTCTGACTCATCCATTCCAATAATATCATCTTCTGATAATTTTGTTTCTGGACTAATATTATACATCATAACCATATGTGGATAAAGTGATTCCACGTCAAACGACATTAGATTCTTGTAAAATCCTGGATACGCTTCAACGTGAGCGCCTTCAAGTTCATCATCTTCCTCATCATCATCTCCAGAAGTATGACGATTTCTATCAGGCATTACTTTATTTTGTTTGTGAAGATTTTTTAGAATATATCCTTCAACAATAAGTGTAGTAGTCATACATCTATCAACAGGAACAAGAGATTCTGTAGCCATTTTAATTGCTAGCGGAATCAGCTTTCTCTTTTTGTCCATTTTATCAACAAGGACAGTATCTTGGATGTTATACTCAACGAACAGATTCCAATTAGTCTTCCAAATAGAGAATATATCGCCTTCGTATTTTGTTTTACCTTCTCCGATTTCTGCCATTGCCACATTTTCCAATTTATAGCTTGGTTGTGGACTGAATGCGAACTTTTTATACAAATCGATATAGTCCAGGATTGTGATTCCGTGGATTTTTATTCTCTTTGGATTTTTGTATTCGACTCTATTGACAGGAGACAATTCATTTGGATCGATTCCTAGATTTTCACACCGTTTCAGAATATATCCAAAGTCGAACGGGGCATTATAAGCTACCGCGATATCAATCTTACTCTTCTTCCAAAATTGAATAAACTTTTGTAGGAGTTGAGTTTCGTCGGAATCGTGAATATAATTTTTAACAAATGGTGAATTTCCTGTATATGGATCTGAGCCAAATGTTACAATCTTTCCTTTATTAACGAAATTGATTGTAATAAGATTAATTGGGTATTTGGCAAGTTCGGGTTTTGGAAATTCTGTTGTAGGGTAATAACAGCTTTTATTATAAGCTACCCAAGCACGTTTTTCTTCATCATACACTTCATATTCATCAGTTTTAAGCTTTTCAAAATCTGAGAACTTCATTGATTCTACAGTATCTTTTCTAACTTTGATGATATGATTTAGCGAAAAGCGATGGCCAGAAGCAATTTCAATATCAAGTACAGCGACATTATACAGAGATGGGTCAATACGTTCTTCGCTTGTCCCATATCGTTTTTGTAGGAATTTAATTTCTTCGGAGATATCAGATTCGAAAAGTTTTGTTGCCTTTCTGAGTTCTTGTAGAGACTTGTACGATTCGGCAACTTTCTTAATTACAGGAGTACCATAAATGTCAGTAGTGTCTGATTGTCTAGTCCTATCTTCAACATAGTATTCGACATCATGCTTCACTTTATGATACTGATGCTTCCCGTTTTCAATTTCCCACAGGTGCATTTCATTCTTAAAGTGGTCATAGTAAATATTCTTAAACAATTTTGAGTCCTATCGTCTGATGTGTCTAAAACGAGTGTAGAGCAGATTTTCAAGAATGTCAAGCTTGGTTTTGAATTTTATTGAATCGGGTTCTCGTATACCACCTGCTTGTTTATGACCCCCACCAAAATCAAGTTCTTTCAAAATGTGTCCGATGTGAATGTCAGAATCATTGATGCGAATGGAACAATTTTTATTTTTTGGATTCAGGCAGATGATGATTTCATTGTCTTTCTTCAACAATTCAGAACAGAGGTCATTCACAAACTCTGAAGCTAGGATGAATGAACCTTTGATTGATTCGAGTTCATAAATTTGAAGATTGTCCATGGTTTGCTTGAACTTGGTGATTCGTTCTTTGATATATTCTTGTTCATCTTCACTGAGAGAGAGTTTCCCATTCAAAAAGCGATTCCGAAAATGTTCTGGCCAAAGTCTGAAATGGAGTTCATTCAAACACCATCCAGTTCTTTCAGCATTTATCCACATATCATAATCATTCACAGCTTTACAAAAATCATTCAAATAAGATAAATCAATGTTGAAAAGAGATTCGAAAAACTCTTTACACAACAGTGCGGCGGATTTTCCATTGAGCACGATTCTGTTTTTTTCTGGACTGTGTTGGCAAAGAGCAGAGTCGTGATGGTCTAATAAAAATGAATTTGGAAACTCTTCAAGCAACAAAGAATCATTCGGAGAGATGTCTGTGAGAAGGATGACATCAAATTCAGAAAGGTCGGATGTTTTTAGAAATTCATCAACCTCATCATATCGGAAATATCTGTGCTGAACATTTTTGAACACGTTTGCGACAACTATAGAAGATGCTGTTCCGTCAAGGTCAAAATGGCAAACGTTTAATATCTTCGCATTCCTGTTCAAAAGTTTGCGATATTGTTCCTTAAGATTCATTCAATTGCTTTCTGTTTCTATTATTTAGTCGTTTAAAAATTCATTCCAAGCAAGATCGAATGAACAGTTAGATGGGAAATTTTTGAACATTGGCGCGATCTGAAAATCCTTATATCCTGCCAAACCGCACCCTATTCTAGTCACTTTGAATTTAAGTTCAGAATGTTCTTCAGCAAATGTTTTGAAATCGTTTATATATTCTTTAATTATGAACAAAGGAAGAGTTTTCAAATGTTCATCTTTTGTCGGAACGGCGTATGAATTTCCGGTTAGCCCAATCCCAGCTCCATATTCCGCTCCATGGTATTGTTTCGCATACAAAGCAGCACCTTTACCATGCCTACCCGCTAAATTCGAACCAAAAACAAAGATTTCTGTCATTCGAGCGGCTTTCTTGAAATTTGTTTAACAATCTCATGAACATCAGACAACTTGAATTCTAATCTATGCTCATTCAACAATTCCCGAATCTTGTCCGTATAGAATTGGTTTGCTGCAAAATATCCAAGCATAAAAATCAAAACCAAATTATCTTCATTCGGATTCTGGCAAAGTTCAACGAAATCATCATATGTACCAGTTTCTGTCTGAATCAAAACTGAATTTCTCAAATATTTTTCAAGCATCTCTGAGTTCATTCTTCGCCTCCAAATTTTTATAATAATTAATGATTTTAAATATTTTTCTTGTTTTGATTGAATCTCGTTTACTTGCGCCTTCCAAATAATCGATGATGAAATTATTAAACGTTAACATATTGTTGAAATTGACAGAGTAATCCTTAAAAGAATATTTATTAATCTTCTTCTCTATTCTGAATTCTATTTTCAAGTTTCCTACTTTCTTTAATGTTATAGTCTAGAGTATTTGTTTCGTCGGAAAACCAATGGTCGACAACAAGTTTATCAGTTCCGTAGAAATTTGACGATTGCCCGAACTCAAAAAGATATTCATTCTCGTTACATGCCCAATAATTGCTGGTAATTCTCAGATATAGGACCATCAGTATTATTTAGAATTGACAATAACAGCATTATTTACTCGTATTTCCTAAACTCTTTCAATATTTCAATCATTTTTCTAATTGGTTTTTCTTTTCGGAAGCAAATCGCATTATTGAAAGATTTTGAACAATAAAATCCATGATATTCAATTTTATGTTTTCTTTGAACTATACGTATTGAAACATCTTCTTCCAGTTCAAGTTCAAACTCACTATCATAAAATGTATCCGCTTTAGAGAACCGCATTTGTATTTTCATTTAGTTCCAATCTTAAAAACAATACTTACTTGAAAAACCTTTTAACTCCATTTTCTTTTTTCTTCATTATCTTTTCAGCATTTCCAATTCGTTCTTGACAAATTTTGAAATACTCATCATCTCGTTCAACTCCGATAAAATTTCTTCCACAGTTTACAGCGGCAACTCCTGTAGTCCCCGAACCCATGGTAAAATCAAGCACGGTTCCATTTTCAGAGCAATAAGTGTTGACCAAATATTCCATCAATTCTACTGGCTTTTGAGTTGGGTGGAATCCTTTT